TAGTTCATCAGACCCATACGCAACCGTCTTTGAATTGCCAGCAAACATTGTGGAATATGTATATCCAGAAGATGGTTCAGTCGCTGCTAATACTATTTACGCTTTAGGCGCAGGTTCAAATGAAGGCAAATTGATTTCTATTGCCACAGACGCAACCAAGACTGCTAATGGTTGGCCATTATTAGAAGAAGGCGCAAATTATTCAGATGTAACAGATCAGACTTATTTAGATAGTTTGGCTACTGGACAAGTTAATGCTGTGTCTTATCCACCTACAACTATGCGCGTTATAGTTCCAGCAGATCAACAACCAGAACTAAGCACATACGCAATCGGTGATGATGCGCGAATAAGAATAACTGATAATCGTTTTCCTAATACTTTAGATGAGGTTTACCGCATTGTTGGACTTAGCGTTCAGCCCGGCGAAGATGGACCCAAACGCGTTACACTTACCTTGACTACTACCACAAACTGAGGCGTCATGGCGTATATCAATCAACCAGCAGACTTGAGAATTATGTTCTCTGATTTAGAGTCGCGCCTCAGAAAATTGGAAACGGCTGTACGATTTACTTTTCCTGCTGTAACATCAGACCCAACAAATTACCGTATTGGTGACGCGTGGTTAAACACAACTACTAATCAAGCAAAGATTGTGGACTCTGCTGGCACAGTTCGCGTCTTAACTTGGACATAACCCGAAGGGGCGCAAATGACCGCAAATGATTGGGCAGGATTAGCAGTAGCAATAACGACACTTTTAGGTTCGTTATCTATTGCTGTTCGCTTCTTAACAAAGCACTATCTATCTGAACTAAAACCTAATGGCGGTTCAAGTTTGCGTGATGAACAAACTAGACAAGGCGATGCTATTAAGCGTCTAGAAAATAGACTGGATTCTATATACATAATGTTAATGGACAGAAAATGATACAAGTTACAGCAATAGCCAAGTCGCAACTTGGTTACAAGGAACACGGCAATAATGACACTATGTACGGAAAATGGTACGGGTTGAATAATCAACCTTGGTGCGCCATGTTTGTTTCTTGGTGCTTTTCGGAAGCAGGACAGTTGAAGTTAGTTGCCGCTTCAAGCAAAAAAGGTTTCGCATCATGTGACGCAGGACTAAAATGGTTTGTCAAGAATAACAAAATAGTCCCTATTGGGCAGGCTAAAGAAGGCGACATTGTTTTCTTTCAGTTTGATACTGATGCTCAGCCAGATCATGTAGGCATAGTTGTTAAGAACGATGGCAAGCGTTACTTAACTTGCGTTGAAGGCTATACCTCAGATAGTAAAAAAGGAAGTCAAGCCAACGGTGACGGCGTATATCTAAAGAAGCGAGATTATGCTACCGTTATGGCTGTTGCTCGCCCCTAAGGAAGGAAAGAGAAATGGTTAAAGAATCGGTAATGAAGTCAGTTGTCAAGTCTTATGCTCGTGGTGTTCTAATCGCTATCACGCCTTTAATTTCTATTCATAATACAGATGTATGGGCTTATGTAATTGCTATTTTTGCTGGAGTTATTGGACCTGCTTTGCGCGCATTGGATAGCAAAGACCCTGCTTTCGGTATTGTTGCTGATTTAGTGGAAGTCGAGATTGACAAACTTGCTAAGGCTTCCGTTAAAAAGAAACAGACAAAGAGTTAATCATGGGTTTGCTGGAGGCGCTTACTAATGAAAATAACTTTCCTAAGACTCGTAGGTCATATTGCTCTGTCTGTAATCTATTAGGCAGTTTAGAACCTAAGGAACGCGAAGTGCTAGAAGCGCGTATGAATACAACTTCAATTAGCCACACCTCATTGTCGCTTGTTCTGCGATCTAATGGATATGACATTAGTGACGGAACTATTGGGCGACACAGACGGAAGGTATGTGGCGGTGTCGCTAAAAAATGATCTAGATAAGTTGGCTGTCGAAGCAGACCCAGAAATCAAAGAACTGCGTAAGACACTACAGCGCACCCTAAAGGAATTACAAAAAACTAAACAGCGCACAGACGAGTTAGTTGAAGCAACAATTCAGGCTTCCTATGATGCCGTAATTGCGTTAGGCAAGATACCGCCAGTTCCAGAAGTTGTTGTAGATAAGCGTAAGGCTAAACCTGAGGTTGCGCTTTGGCATTTGACTGATTGGCAGGGCGCTAAGAAAACTGCTACTTACAACAGCGATGTCATGGTCAAAAGAGTTATGTCTTTCTGTGAACGCGCCGTAAGAATTACAGATATTCAGCGCGCAGATCACCCAGTTAAAGATGTAACAATCATGTTTGGCGGTGACATGGTAGAAGGTTTGTTTAACTTCCCAAGTCAAGTCTTTGAGATAGACGCTACTTTGTTTGAACAATATGTCAATGTGTCTAGGTTGTGCGTAGATGTTGTGCGGTATGCCCTAGCCAACTACGAAAAGGTAACTGTTGTTGCCGAGTGGGGAAATCACGGGCGAGTTGGTTCCAAGCGCGATAATGTACCTAGAAGCGATAACTTTGACCGCATGTGTTATGAATTAGCGCGCCAATTATTAGCAGGTGAGAAGCGACTTGACTGGAAAGATTGTCCAGAAGATATTCAAAGAGTCGAAATTGGCACATACAAAGCGCTATTAATTCATGGAGACGAAGTTGGAAGAAATGGCTTTGCGAGTCCAGGCGCAATAGTTCAACACGCAAATCGTTGGCGATCAGGTGCTTATCCTTGGGAGTTCCGAGATGTTTACATTGGTCACTATCACACTCACGCAGAGTGGGCTATGGCAAACGGACAAGGTTCTGTCTATCAAACTGGTTCAACGGAATCAGACAATCGCTATGCTGGAGTTATGTTGGCTGCTAGTGCGACTCCATCTCAAAGGCTACACTTCATTGACCCTATCAAGGGTCGCGTAACTGCGGCATACAAAGTTTGGTTGGACTAATGGAATTTAAGAAATTGCTATCACAGAATAGTGAACTGCGCCCAGATGGAATCTTTAACTGGTCACTTCCAGCATTTGCCGTAAAACTATCTGACGGAACTAACTTTAATGTCTGCCCTAAAGCAGGGGCTTGTGCCTCATATTGTTATGCGCGGAACGGAACTTACAATTTCAGTAATGTAAAAGGTCGTCATATTGCTAATTTGGAATACACACTTTACCAACCTGATGAGTGGTATCAGCAAATGCTAACGGAAGTTAGTCACCCAAAGATGCGTGGTAAGTATGTTCGTATTCACGATGCTGGTGATTTCTATTCCGAAGATTATTTGAAGTTATGGTTAAAGATAGCAACCGAGTGTCCAGAAGTTACTTTCTATTGTTACACAAAAGAAGTATCAATGTTTAAGCGAGTTGTAGAACCTAATTGTCCTGTAAACTTCCGCTATCTATATTCAATGGGTGGAAAAGAAGATTATATGATTGACAAAGAAGTTGATCGTCACGCAGAAGTATTCCCTGATGACGCTGCTATTTTAGACGCTGGTTATCAAAATCAAGATGCTTCCGATTTGTTAGCAATTACTTTGCCGTCAAACAAAATTGGAATACCTGCGAACAATATTCCGCACTTCAATAAAAAACTTGCTGGCAAGACTTTTGGTGCTGTTCAAGAGGAAATTGATTCCAAGCGCGAAGCAAAGCTGAATCGCTGATGGAATTACAAGATGTGCTTGCCGAAGCAAGTTGTTTGATTTCTGGTCCACGTCAAGAAACTTATGGCGATATTCGTGAGAATTGGGAACGCACAGGAATTATCTGGGCTGCGATTCTTGGGTTGGAAGAAAAAATAGATGCGGCAACAGTAGGCGTTATGTTTGCTGGCGCAAAGATTTCAAGAATGTCCGCAGACATATCTCATTTAGATAATTATGTAGATGCCATTGCCTATATTGCTGGTGCTGCTGAACTTGCGACTGAGTAATTATTCTGCGTCTTCTTCTTCGTCAGATTCCCACTCGTGATAACTAAAGTCCCTAATATCGCACTCGGCTTCTTTCGCCTTTTCCAATACCGCTTGAAACAATTCATAGGCGCGACTGCTTAAATCAGTCATTTGATCTGGGTAAGAAGCGTGATGTTCTACTTCGATGTATAACTGATGAAGACCAATTACAACTTTCGCCTTTGGCGGTGGGGTTGAGTTCTGAGGCATGGGTCAAGAATAGACCCTAATCGCGGAAAGTTTGACTTTGACGGATATCTCCTAAAACCAGCCCGTAGATAGCCCTGTAAGGCGCGATTAGTCCAGCATGAATATGAATATATGCCTGAGATGGATACCCCCCTTAGATGGCAGCCTATGGCTTTTCTGGGTTAGTCCGTGCCTAAACCGACCCCTTTAGGCGCGGTTAGAGAACCGAGAAAAATAAATGCGAAATCTAAAAAATATATTGGTT